AACGGAGATACGTGTGGCGCCGAAAAAAAAGGTAAAGAAAAAGCCGAATATAAATTTTGAACCTGACCAGTTATTCGAGATTCTTAATAATACCAAGAATCTCGATGTCACTCGTGAGGAATTCGAGGGATATATATTCGAGGATGACTTCCCGATCCGCGACGACGGAACCGTGAACCTCGTATGTTTTCTGGCATGGCTGATCGAAAAAACAAAACTCGAACGCGGAGAGAAAATCAAATGGTCGGTCTGAAATTCAACGCGTCCGAAGTCGTGAAACTTATAAACTCGACTGATCGCGGACCGGTTCTGAAACGCCGAATATTACGAGACCACCTGGACGCGTCCGGATACCATGTCGCGCGAAATAACAAGGTCGATTTGATTAAATATGCAGCCTGGTTGACAACCAGGCTAAAAATTATCAGACATAATCGACAAGTTCATGAGCAGCGCGGACGGAATTATCTGGAACACCGCGACATGGTCGCAGAACGCCGGCGCGCGGAATCAATATCACAACGGAATATCGGGGAAATACCGGAGATAAAAGACTCGAAACGTCGAGAGACAGCAATGAACGATTTTAGATATTTCTGCCAGACTTACTTCCCGGACGTGTTTTATCTGCCGTTTAGCAGCGATCACGAGATCGTGATCAACAAAATGATCCGCGTCGCGGAGAAAGGCGGTCAATTTGCAATCGCAATGCCACGCGGATCGGGGAAGACGGCATTATGCCAGCGAATAATTATGTGGATGATATTTCGAGGCAAGAAAAAATATATCATCGCATACGCATCGACGCTCCCGATGGCTGAACAATTCCTGGACGAGATCAAAGAGGAAATCGAGACGAATGAATTGCTCTTTGAAGACTTCCCGGAGATATGTATGCCGGTTCGATCACTTGGCGGAGTTACACAGCGAGCGCATACTCAACTTTATCACGGTGAACGGACTAAATTAGAGTGGGCGACAAACCAGGTTACGTTTGCCAGGATACCAGGAAGCCTTGCTGGCGGCGGAATGATAGACGTAATCGGCCTGGACGGAAGCAAGCGCGGCGCGCGCCGGAAGGGGCGCCGGCCGGACCTGCTGGTCTTTGATGATCCACAGACGGACCAAAGCGCACGGTCCTGGGAGCAGTGCGAGAAACGCCGAAAGATAATTCTCGCGGCGACGAAAGGAATGAGCGCGCCAGGAGTTAAAATATCAGCCTATATGCCATGCACAGTGATCGAGCGAGGTGATCTCTCGGAGATGATGCTCGACCGGGAACAGTATCCGGAATGGCAAGGCGAACGGATGAAGACGTTATATGAGTTTCCGACGAATACCGATTTGTGGAATGAATACGAGAAGGTCCGTGTCCAGAGTCTGGAGAACTATGGAGACATTCGTGAGGCGACAGAATTTTATCGAGAGAATATGGCGGCGATGGATGAAGGCGCTGTTGTAGCCTGGAAGGAGCGATGGAACGACGGCGAAATCTCGGCGATCCAATCAGCGATGGAAGTGAAATTCGAGGATATCGAAATATTCCAGAGCGAGTTTCAGAACGAACCGATCAACATGTCGGAAGACGGAGACCAGTTGACCGTCAGAGCGATCCTGAACCGGTATAATAATTTGAAGCGCGGAATCGCACCAGCGACCGCGACGAAACTGACTGCATTCGTCGATATTCAACACCGGATTTTATACTGGATGGTTGTCGCCTGGGAAGAAAATTTCACTGGCTATATTATCGATTATGGGACGACGCCGAAGCAGAAAGTCAGTTATTTTTCTAATCGAACCGCGAATATAACGATGTCGGTTCTGACGAAAGCGACATCGAACGAGGCAAAATGGATGGCAGGCCTTGAAAAGGTTTGCCATGATCTGATTTATAAGGATTGGAAACGCGAAGACGGACAGAGGATGGATATTAGCAGACTGTTCCTGGACGCCGCAGACGGACTTGTGAACCCGACAGTGAGGACGTTCTGCAGACGCACGCATACACCAGGAATCGTTATGCCGTACATAGGAACAGGCATAGACGCGAAGAAGCGGCCGATGTCGGAATATAGGAAGCAACGCGGGGATCGGATCGGACTGAACTGGCGCATCGCGGCCGTCAGGAAGCAGCGGACAATCCCGCATGTATTATCGGATGTGAATTTCTGGAAATCATTCACGAAAGCCAGGCTGTTGACGCCGGCCGGCGATCCAGGCGGAGTCACAATTTTCGGAAGCGATCCGCGACAGCACAGATTACTTGCGGAACACCTTGTCAGTGAGTACGCGACGAAAACAGAAGGTTATGGACGCGTCGTTTATTCCTGGGCAAAACTTCCGCATCGAGACAATCATTGGTGGGACTGTCTCGTCGGGAACGCCGTTGCCGCGTCGGAACAGGGGATCGTTCTTCCGGAATATGACGACGATAAAAAGAACCGCCGATATAAACGCCGGATGACGAACGAACGCAAGAAGAGACTGGAAGAACGCAGACGTGAACGACAAGAACGAAGACGCGCGCGAAGCGCATGGTTGTAGGAGATAGATATGGAATGTCCGGATTGTGGTTGCAGACGATACCATGTCATCAAGACGCGGAAATATAAAGCGCGGACTTATCGACGCCTGGAATGTTGGTATTGTGGAAGGCGTTTTACGAGTATTGAGATCGCAGTCGAAGATAAAGAGCATCCGGTGAAGAAGCGTTTTTTCAAGAGGGAATAATCAAATGCTATTATACATTCATAAGGTACCCGTATCGAAAAGCCGTCGTTATACGCGACGGTTTTTTTTGCTTAAATCTCAACTTTTTTCGTCAAGGTGGTCCATATATAGACCACAAAGATAAAAATCGCCGATATTTCTAAATTTCTACTTGTGATACTATTCTTCATAGAGCAATAATATACATGCGTTTCGTTCATTGTTGCATTGGGGCGGGACATGGCATGGCGTCCCGCCCCTCGCACGGACAAAACAAGGAAGCCCGATGACAGACATTCCTGACCGAATCAAAGAGATGGCGAACCAGCCGAGAGAAGCGAGCGATGATAGTGGTTCAATGAAGCAATTCGGAATGAATGAAATGATCGCGGCCGACAAGCATATCAAGAACGATGACGAAGAAGTGAAGACAAGCCGGTTCGCCGGCATCAAGTTCAGAAAAATTTCACCCCCTGGAACAGTATGAGCATACTCGGACGAATCGCAGATTCCGTTTCTCTCCTGACCGGTTCATCGCGGATGAAGCGGAAGCACAATAAAATGGTGCGCGCGTTTTTCGACGCGGCGAAACGATCCGCAAACAACCAGCGTCGATGGGCACAGGCTGATCAGCAGGGTGTTAAAAATCCGTACAACGATAATGGCGAGCGGAAAATCCTGATGAATCGCGCGCGATACGTCGCCGCTAATAATCCGTATGCGAAAGGAATGGTTCTATCGATGGCGAACGATGTCATCGGGACCGGTCCGAAATTGCAGATTATAAATGAGGATCAGACACGCGCAACCCGGATCGAAAAAGCCTGGCGCATCTGGTCGAAGAAAGTGAAATTGGCTCGGAAACTCAGAGCAATGCGCGCCGGCGAAACCGTTGACGGCGAAGCATTCGGAGTTATCAGCAAGAACCCGAAAATCGACTTTCCAATTCAACTCGATCTTTTATTGATCAATCCTGCGCTGGTCCAGAGTCCGGATTTTACATACGACGGAAATGACCTGAACACAGTCGATGGAATCAAGTATGACGAGTGGGGAAACCCGACAAGTTACTCGATCTTGACAAACAGTCTCGGCATCAGCCCGTCGAATTATAAAAATATCAACGCGAACGATATGGTCCATGTGTATCGATTGGATACCTGCGGACAGAAGCGGGGCGTATCGGAACTCACGCCGAGTCTCGAAATTTTCAATATTCTCCGACTGTATATTCTTTCGGTTTTAGATGCGTCGCAGACGGCAGCCGCATTATCCGGTGTCGCATATACGAGCGGGACGCCTGAAGAGTATGACGAGATGAGTCAATTCTTCGAATGGGAACTGGAACGTAATCAGATAATGTTCCTGCCCGAAGGATGGGACTTCAAACAACTCATCGCGGAGCATCCGAGCGCGAATTTTTCGGAATTCGTGAACACGATAGTCAATCTCGCGGCGCGCGCGATATTGCTGCCATACAATGTCGCCGCAGGTAATTCCTCTGAATACAATTTCGCTTCCGGTCGGCTCGATTTCCAGGCGTATCATACGATGATAAAAATCGTCCGGAGAGAATACGAGGAACTGATCCTGGACCGGTTGTTCTCGGAATGGTATAACGTTTATCTCGCGCGCGAAGCCAGACAATACAACCTTGATAGCATCATTGAATATCAATGGTTTTGGGATGGTTTCGCCGAAATCGATCCGCTCAAGTCAGCGCGCGCCGAAAGCGAGAAACTCGAAAACGGAACGACGACACTGGCACAACTCTGCGCCGAGAACGGCGAAGACTATCAGGAAGTTATCGCGCAGCGCGTCAAAGAACGAGCGCTGAAATACGAACTCGAAACGAAAGCCGGTCTCCCGCACGAGACTTCGAAAACGACTGAGCAGAAAGAATCGGAAGAAACCGAAGAGAAACAAGAAGAAAACGAAACCGCAAAGCAGGAAGCATAATGAGACCAGAATATATTAAATTCAATCTGTCGACGTTGATCGATGTCAATAAC